ACTAATGTCAGGTGTAGCACCACCTGATGATGCAAGCGGTGCTGTTGCTGTAACGCTAGTTACGCCACCTGCCGCTACTGAATCCCATGCTAGACCAGAACCTGTGGTGCTATCTGCTTTCAGGTAATAGCCATTTGTACCAACTGCTAGCCGAATATTGTCCGTGCCATCGTAAACAACTAAGTCACCCTTGGTTGTTGTAGGCGCTAACGCATCAAAGGCTGCTGTTTTAGAGGTTTGCCCTGTACCACCATTGGCAATATTAAGCGCACCACCAATAGTGATCTCGCCAGCCGTTGTAATTGGGCCACCAGTCGTCGTTAAACCGGTCGCCCCTCCAGAGACATTGACGCTGGTAACGGTACCTGAGCCACCGCCCCCACCACCAGCACCTCTCGCTACGGTCTTTAATGGCATTTGCTGCTCCTAATCAGAGTCCGTCGCCTGGAGTTATATAAATCGCTGCACTATCGCTTGCCGTAATCGCTGTAAAGTAAGCATTAGGCGGAAACGACAGAATTTCATCAGTTCCTGCTAGTAAAGGCAAGACTGTTTGTGAGTTAGCACCGCTTCCCGTTGGAATCACGCAGTTACTGCTTGCTGTAGCCGAGTCAGAAGCAAACGATAAGAAAGCAGTCACTAACCCATCATTAATAACACGGTACTGATTACCGCCCAACGTGGTTGAAGGAACTTGAGCAGCAGCAGGTGCTGTTGTTGCACCAACAATCTTGACGGTCTTTCCTGTAATCGTAAATGCTTGAACGCCCATGTCTACCTCTATGGAATAACAGCGCCAGTAATAATGCAAACAGTGCCGCTTAAAAACAAAACAGACGCAACACCTCTTGGTGTAATTTGAATTGTCGCTTTATCGCCATCCGTTCCTGATAAATAGGCAGTCGTAATAGAACAAGTAAGCGTAACGTTGCTTGATGTATTGTTTGCTATGCCAACTACATCGCCATTAGCAAAAACAGCATCTGGAATCACAATACTTCCACCAGAACCGATCTCAACGTACTTGCCAATATCAGCTTTGGCAAGCGTATAAGAACTAGTCTTAGCCCCTACGGGTGGGACATTGAAATAACCATTGGTGTTGAGCAACAAGAACTGCGTACCGTCATACATGATGTCAACAATGGCACCGGCCAAAATCGTACTTGGCCCAAGGCTTGTACCATTGGCATAAGTGATGTTCTTGACACCTTGCCCATTGACGTTAATGGTTGATGCGCCCGTATTCGCGTTAGTTGCCTTAAACTGAATCCTCAGACCTGCTGCGTAAGTCGTTGTTAAACTTGAAAAAGTTACAACGTAAGCGTTTGCCACACCCGTATCAGCAGCATAGTTGCTGTAGGTATTGGCATCGTTGATTGAGTTAGATACCGTCGTAAAGTTGCTATCAAGCTGAGACAACGGAATGGTTGTCGTTGCTGTAGCAAAAGTATTAGGTACGGTAATAGGCTTAGTCATCAGAACCTCGCACGCAATTCATGCTCCATCTGGAAACCATTGACGACAAAGTTAGGCGTATTGCTGGTAACCGTTAAGCCAAGGTACTTGCCATACTGTTGAGCGTCATACTTGTAGAGCTGGTATCCAACAGAAGCCCAGCCAATCAATGTACCTACATTGTTTGACCAAGGAATGTTTTCACCGCTGTTATTTTGCCAGTTTACTGTGTTGGCTAGTGAGATTGCACTACTTGAACGGTTCTCGTTGTCCACCGTCACGTTAATAATCGCAGCTTCAGTGTCTGGCATCGTCGCTTCAATACCAAACTTGAGCGCTTGTTTGTCTCTAATCGGGTCGTTTAAGGCCCAAAGCGCTGTCTTGATCTGACTTGCAATGGAAGCAGTCGAACTTGAATACAGTTTGACCAGACTTGTGCCATCAGACCCGTACATATTGAGCTGACCAGACACCGGTGCTGGCGCAATGACAATGATTTCGCCCTGGTATGTGAAAAACCACTTGCGATCAAAGAACACGGCCTGCAACTTGCGACCATCGTACACAAACTGAAAGGCTGCACACAGAATATTGTTGATAACAACCTGTCCACCATAGATACCAGAAGAAAAATCAATATCTGGGAAGACACCATCAAGCGCATCACTGATCTTGGTCGTCGTAGCACCAACAAGTGCGTAAATACCGTATCGATTCATGAAAAAAATCGACCGAAAATAGGCAAATATTGCGTATTTCAGGTTAGAACCAATCGATGCAGAGATGTTGGTATTGGTAAAAAGCGTAGTTCCTGTCGTATTCACACGCACATCTGAGAATACGTTGATCGAATCAGTGCCAAAGATGTACAAAAAGTTGTTGGCAGAGATGATCTGAATGATGTCGCCATGCAATGTGGCATCTGTAATCGTGATATTGCCTGCCGATACGCTTGTAAAGTCGTAATAGCTATCGGCTGCGGTGTAATAGATTGTCCGATTCTGCGCAATCCATACTCTGCCGCTAAACGATGCAATGGCAATGCCAGGCTGGTTGATGACTGTAGCTGTAGCCGTTGCGCCCGTACCGCCACCGTTACTTACCGTCACATAAAGCAGCGTTGCAGTGCCGTTCGTTTGCGATCCAGAGGTGTGAGTTGGTGCGGTTGAACTTGTCGTTCCAGCGACAGTTACCATGTAGTAATTGCCACCTGACGATAGCAACGTTCCTTTGGTAACTGCTGTGGTACTAGCCCATGCAACCGAACCTTGAGAGCCTATATAGACGCTAGGCGCTGAGGTATAGCCTGTGCCGTATTCAGTAATGCTTATGGCTGTAACCGCAGAACCGCTTGCAGTAGCTGTAGCCGTTGCTTGTATGCCACCAGTCTCGTTAGGTGGCCCAATGGTTACAGTCGGTGCTGATGTGTAACCTGACCCTGCTGCTGTGATCGTGATGGTCGCAACTGAACCGATCCGAACGATATTCGTCCCGTCGAACGAAGCGTATCCATAAGTTGAGTCAATGATAAGGATTCGTTCGTTCTTCCACTGAGTGATTTGTGTGGTTGAGCCGCTAAATGTCGCTGCCGCTGCCAGCGTTGACTTTGCGTTAGTCCCCAGGTTGACATACTCCGCACCTCCATTCGTAAAGAAAGCAAAGAGATATTCAGTTCCACCGATATTGCCTTGCGCCATGTAGTAGACCGTGCCACTCCATATCACTGCGCCAACGTCGGTTTGCTTGTTAACGACCTTGAGATTGCCGAATCCAATCGGCATGACATTTTCTAGCCAAGCAAACTCGGTCTCCTGAATCGAAGTGCGGTTTGCTTTGGTGTTGACACCCTTAAAGTCTTTGACGACCTGATACGACTTTTTCTGCTCAGTCGCGGCCATGATCAATACGGGATGCTATAGGGTGTCGGAAGTCGGCGCGTCATCGTCGAAGTCAGTGCTGCCTTGACTTGCTGCTCATACTGCGCCTTAAAGATTTCTGCTTCACCGTATGACTGCTCTTTGTACTTTGCAGTATGCGCTGCATAGTATTTAACAGGCTTAGTATACGGGTCAAGAATGGTTTCAACGGATGAATTCGAGGTCAGTGGCTCAGGAAGAATCACTGTATCGACTTCAATCTGGTAGTTTTGGTCAGGAATCGGGCCAAAATAAATTGTTTGTTGTCCGTAAATGCTAAAAGCAACCGGTCTACCCGTGTAATTCTGCCAAAAACGCAACTCTGCGTTGAACTGGCTCCAAGCAAGGTAGCGCAGCGGAATACGGGTGTTACCCCAGTATAAATTGACGTTTAAAACATCAATCGTGCGATTAGCTTGCGGAAGCGCTGCATAAGACAGCGTTTCAACCGCATTAAGGATGGTATACGACTGGATCGTACGCAAACAACCGGTATCTCGAACGACACGCTCTCGCGCATCATTGATATAGTCGGCTAGCTCGGTATCCGTCCAAAAGTTACCAGCCGCATCGTGCAGAAGCCTTCTAACTTCCGTGATGTACCCCGAATACGTTGCCATTCAAACCTCATTGAGTGGACACCGTGGATGTGGACTTTTGCCCCGCCTTGCCTTTAGGACTAGGAGGGGCTACTCGCTCCACCACCAGGGCTGACAAGTGGCTGGTATTTGCTGGTTCACGGCTAAATGAAAACTCGCGTAAGCGCTTCATTGCAAGCTCATACTCGGTATTCATTTTCATCCAGCCTAAACGAGCAAGGTATGGAACTTTGTTGTCATCGCCGTAACCAAAGATGTGTTTTGCAACCTCTTCAGGTACGCCGATACAGGTATTAGGCGGGAACTCATACGATTGACCATCGAAACGGTCAACCAGTGTATGAGCACCCTTGTTGGTAACGTAAATCACGCTTGTAGAATGTCGCCGTAGACGTACACATCTGCCGTTGCTGCTGCACCTTGAGCGGTAGTCAGCGACAAATACAGATTAGGAATGCTTGATTTTACCGTCGTACTTGCACTGCCCGACGTATTAAGCGTCAGATCAAGAAACAAGCCAGAAGAACTAAGTGAAGAGTATGCTTGGGATGACGCTACAACCGCAACACCACCTTTGGAGGCAGCGGTATAAACGCCGCCTGCCGCAGTGGTCAACGAAATTGAAGCATTAGCCACCACGATACGCCGAATAATGTACTTCGACGGGTTGCTAAACATCGTGATGATCTGATCGTCGGTCGAGTTCATGTTCGCGCCGATCAGTGTCCCAAGCAGGATACCTCCGAACTGCTGAGGTAGCAGACTACCTACTTTGTTGGCATCCATGCTTTACTCCAATTACGAGTTGTAAGTACCAGTCGCTGCTTGACCACCATTGATGGTCAAATACTGCGCAGTCACGGTTCCCGATGCTGAACTCCATTTGACGTTAACGCCATCAGAGATCACAACGCCGCCGGTGGTTGTTGACGCAGCCATAATGCTGGTAAACGTCGAACCATCCAAGCTAGCCTTAACCGAAAGGTTAGCAACGGGGAACATGATGTACAGACCGGCAGGGATAACAACATCCGTACCCGCTGCAACAGTCTGCGAACCAGCGTCAAAATAAGCGCCGTCAGAGTTTGCGGCAAGACCGCTAACAATGATTTTATTAAGTGCAAGTGCCATGTTTTACTCCTTACAGGGTCAACGAGTTGTAGCCCGTTACCTTGGTCATGGCCTTGGGCTTGGTGTTTACCAATTCTGCAATGGTCAACACAGCGCCAACATATCCAATCTGCCAGTTAGGCAAGGTGGATTCAAAGCCAGTAAAGGCAAACTCAGCCTGTTCGTGAATATACATGCTCATGTAATTCGTGTTGAGCAAGTACAGGGTGCCTTCTGGGCAATACGGATCAGGATAGATCGGTACGCCAGCAACCATCAACGCACGAAACGCTGCATTGGGGCCATCTTCACCGTTGGCAAAGCTCGATCCTGGCGTAATCATGTAGGTTTCTTGGCCTACAAAGTCTTGTGCCAGCAACGTCCATGTGCCAAAACCGCAAACGCCAAAGGTCGGAACCTCTGCCGAGTTCTTTACGGTACCGGAGATGTACTGAAGCAAGTTCTGACGAGTCGGATTAACCGAACCAGCAGCGTATTGCTTTGACTTCCACCAGGTGTTGGTCGAACGGTTGATATTGCCGTAAGTCGCTGTACCCGTACCATCATCCACAGCAGCGGGAAGACCCGTGAATTGCTGCGTATTGGTGGTGTTGGTGTAAAGCGCGGTCGCCATAGCATCCATCATGACGTTGGTCGCATCGTTCATGCGAGCCTCGATCAAAGGAATCACAGCGTAGTCTTGCTGAACCGCACCTTCCATACCGAGGAACGGCACGGGTGCAATCATCAGCTTGAGGTTCCACTCAGCGTTGTATGCACCTTGCTGAACAGCAGGCTGTGCAAACGAACCAGAGTAGTCCGACCACTGCGCGTTAACAAACTGGGAACCCTGAACCGGCACGGTGACGGAAGACACACCACCAGAGGCGGTTTGTGAGTTCGCCAGCAGCGCGGCAAGCAGGGGCGTTGAGTTATAAAGCTGGACAACCAGTTTGGGAATGAATGCTCTACGAGTAACGTAGGTCAGTTCATTAAACTGACTGGTGCCCGATGCTGGGAGAATACCACCACCGATAGCCATGTTTAGCTCCTAAAAAACAGCCCTTAACCTAAACCAATAGGCCGCGAACGATTACCGTTACGCAGCTCATTAAACGCAGCAGCCGCCTGCTCTCGCGCAGCGGCAACCGGATTCTTCATAAAGTTCTGGATGCCCATCTTGTTAATGACAGCCGAACCATTAAAGACCGGTGTAGGACGATCAAGCTGCTTTTCCTGCATGATGTACTGCGCAGCAGTCTCATGGTTGTTGATTCCTTTTTCAACCATGATTTTTTCGATCATCTTGATGTCATCTTCGTTTTCAGCAAACCCTTTCTCTTTCAACACCGAGCGCCGTCTTGCCAACTCTTCTTTAGCTTCCTTCTCACGAAGTCTGGCTTCCAAAGCGGCAATTTTTGCCTCTTGTGCTGCAACCGCACGGTTGGTGTGCTCTTCAATCTCAATTTCAGGCACCGGCAAATCAGGGTGCGCTGTTTTAGTGAGTTTTAAGAACTCACGACGAGTTTTAGGATTCTCGGCAAGCGCTTTTGCAAGTGCTGCCAACTCATCGCGTGCATCTGGGGTTAGTGATTCGAGTGACATGTTCAGCCCTTCCTAAAACTTAGTAAACTTTCTTGGTGTCCCCAGGCTTGCTGAGGCTCATCTTGTTACGCGACACTTTGTTAGCGCCAGAAAGGCCACCAAACATGTCGTAACGAGGAGGGTTAGTGATCTGACCGTTTTGCTGCTGGTTATCCAGCGGCTTACGAATCGTTCCAGCGCGAGGGCGAAAAAGTTCCATTGCTTGCTCCTAGATAGGAAGGGGTGGTTTTTGCGTACCAGGGACAGGTGATGCAGCCATTGCTCGCATTTCTGCCGAGGCACCACCAGCTTGAGGCAACGTCTGGATCATTTGCATGATGTCAGCCGGAGCCAATTCTTTTGCTTTGGCATCCATCTCGCCAAAGGAAGAGCCAAGTTGCCGAATCACTTCGGTAAGTGCTTTCGCTTCTTTGGAATCTTCAGGAAACTTTTGGAGCGCACCCATCAACATACCCATGCCGAGCTGCACATCGATGCGGCCTTGCATCTCTTCGCCTTGCTTGGGTTCTGGTGTTGACATGGGAGAGGCCATAGGTGGCGAATCAGCGCCAGACAACGCAGGCTTTTCTGCGTCTTCCATATCCTCTTTTTCTTCACCCTCGACTTCGACTTCGACTTTCGTCTTATCGCCACCGCGAATGAGTTTCATAATCTCTTCGGTTGAGACAGCCATCACTTACTCCTTTGCGCGGTTTGTAAGCGTTTACTCACTTGTTGTCAAGTCTAGCGACGCGAAGGACGCGCACGACGAAGCATTTTGCGTTGATACATATCAATACCTTTTGCCAGCAGAACGGTAAGGCGTCCGGTTCATGGGTGCTCGCTGATACTGCAAGCGAGGTGCTTTATTCATTTCACGCAAGTCCGTTTCCGTTACGCGAGGTTGATCACCTTGTGAACGGTAGGAATTTTGCATATTGCTTGACGATTCACTGTTTTCGTTCATAACGCCTCCGGTTGAGCAGCACTTTCAGGCTGTTGCTGGGCTTGCATCATTTGAGCAGATTGTTGCGCTTCTTGCATCTTACGCAAATCTTCTTTCAATTGTTGTTTCATGGGTGGTTCAAGGATGTCAATGAGCCTTTCTTTGGTAATTGCGCCACGATCTGCCAGCGCAAAGGCCAAAGCACGCAAATCTTCGGTAAAGATAGGCGAATTGCTATGCGCATCCACTTTCACCACAAAATCATCGGTAAATTGGCCTGCAATGAACTTATTTTGGTCTAAATCACGATAAGAACGGGCCGAATAGACCTGCATACACTTCAAATAGAGCGTTGCCATCTTTTCTAGCGCATCTTCAACGATTAAAGCGCGTTTTTTAGCCCTTGAAGAGCCTAAACGAGCCAATTGTGAAGCGTGACCAGCACTTCTAACGCCTGATTCGCCCCTACCTTGCAGCACATTCACAATACCAGAGGCTTCTTCAAACATTTTGTCGATCTGATCAATTTCTCTGAAGAGATCATTGGGTATCGAAGGCGCTAATTGCTCAACTTTCGCGTTAGGCATGTCGGTTGCAAGCAAGCCAGCAGCACGATTAAGCGCAAAATTCTTTTCATCAAGCAAGCCTGTAAAACCAATAAGCGCTGTAGGCGGTGCTACTTGCTTAGAAAGCAGGTCAAGAATCTCTGCCATGCGTTTATTGCGCATGTCTTGCAGGAAAACTAGCCTTCCAACCTCAGAAATACCCCAGTAATAGTCGTACTGAGGTGTTGGGCAAATCTGTACAAAGGGCAATTCACCCTTTAAGAACATGCTTGCACCTGGCCTGTCATACACAACAACGTTAGGATCGGCAATGGTTACGCACTGATAGTCTTCCGTGTCGTCATTCCAAACCCATAACTCCGTCATCTTGATGGTTTCTTCACCCACCGTTGGCTTATAGGTCTGCATCCCAGCGATATTGAGGTTCACATTCCCATACATCGTGGGGTCAGTAGCCGAAAGAATCAGACGCTGAATGCCATCAGGTACTTGAGACTGCTGCGATTCACCTATTTGAACCCGCGCAAAGATCGCATCTCGATTGGGGTGCGAGTAAAGACGGGCTTGCAGTTCGCTCTTCGTGATGTAGTAAATCTGTACGAGCGCTTCTTGCCTATCGGTGTAGGGCGTATCTTCACGCAACACACCCATCAAGCGCGGATCAACCATGTAAGGGTGCATACCCTTTTTAGGAATGAGCTTGATGAAGGTGGAGTTGTAGCAAAGCGCCCAGTTAAGCGCTTGGGCAAAGACTTGATCAGCGTTGGAGTTCAGCCAGTCATCATTCAATGCGCCTGTCAGCGAAGGAATCATGGACTGATAGCTAGGTTCTACTGAGGCACCAAGCGTGATGGAAAAGCGCGTCGTTTCTGCTGAGTAAAGAAACGAAGAGAGCTGATCAATGTGAGGGTAAATCTTGTTGTAGTAGGCAGGCGGTGCATCAATGCCTGCGCCAAAAAGATAGTAAGAGCGCAATGAATCGTATTCGCCAGTCCTTGATTGGATACTGACGGAGCATTTCTCCACTAAGTCATAGTAAAACTGCTCACGCTCAACCAAATCTGTTGGGATTTTCATTGCTTTATCTGCAAGTTTTCGTGATCTTTCATCACTACACCAGGTCTGGGCTTCGCCAATGTTACACCTGAGTTCCTGATTGCGGCTAGCCCACCAACAGTTTCATCCCGAATCGGATTGAGGTTGTACTGCTTGGCTTGATCAGGCGAACCCCATTTCACACTGAATGGGTTCTCAGCCATTTGCTTTTGCTGAGCATTCAATAAAGCATGAGGTTGCGCCTCACCATCACGGGTGGATTTGATGTCACTCATGCCGTAATCCTTGGCTAACTCTCTTAAGGTGCTATCAGCGTGTTTGGTGCTGTCTGATTTAAGACCAACAGGTTGTAGAAACACCAGTTGCACATCCGTGCAGCCAGCAGGACAGATAGCTTCTTTGGATTCAAAGAAACCGTGTACGGGGCATTTGTAGTCATGTAACACCATGATCATCCTTTCATCTGTTCATCAAGCGAACGACGACGGTAGTCCTCAGCCCTGGGGCGTATACCGACATCCAACTTAAAACCCTGACCATCAAAGGTCAGCAACGTGCGCCTCACCATCGCTGGCTTAGGCGTTTCTCGATACTCCACCCAGCGTTTCAAACCACGCTGCATGGTGCGTATTTCACCATTCAATACTTGGGCATAGATTTTATTGACACGACGCTGTACACGCTCTGTGAGCGGCACCTTCTGGTAGATGAAGATGTCTCGCAAGTGATAGTGATCGACACCGCATAGCTCGGCAAAGTGAGGTAGTGAAATCCCTCGGTTCTTATCGGCAAAGAACTTGGGTAACTCCTCCATCATCTGCGCTTTCGTCAACATCACACACCAATCGCTTTCAGGTAATTGTTGATGGACTTTTGCATCACAGGCTCATCGCGCATGACTTCTTGCTCTTCACGCTTTGAGCGCGTCACCCGCAAGGCCATCAATCTTGGCATGACTTGCTCGGCAAAGGCAACGGTCGCCAAGGCCGTTGCAATCACTCGATCATCTTTGTTTCTGCCATGTGCTGAAATGCCACCCATATCTCGAATCACAGACTTCATTTCTTCAAGCAACTCCATTGAACGCACGGTCAACATCTGGCGTTCAAAGTAGTCCTTAAAGTAATTCATCATCCTTTCTTTGGATGAATGGGTGGTTAAGTAACCTAATGAGTTTGATAAACCACCGAGTGAGTCATTGCGCCGCCAAAGGTAGTGCGACATGTGAGCTAGCACATCCATTAAACCTCTTGCCTTGTTAGCATCATAGGTCTGTGCTTGACGCTTTAAATTCTTGATCTCGTTTAAGACGGCTTGACCTGGCCCATTGACTTCAAGGTTCAATGTCGAGTTCTTGTAAGCACCAGCTAAGTAACAAATCACCCAGGCAAACTGGTAAGTGTTGAGTTCATTGGTTGCAAACTCAGCCACTTGCTCCATACCGTCTGCATAAGCACGATAAACCTGAATGCAGAAGCGATCAGCCCAGTCTGAGGAGCCATAAGCAGGATCAGCACCAATGACGTAAAAGGCATTGTCAATGGGTTCTTCCCAGATTTTAAGAGTGGCTAGTTTCTCCGTGCTTTTAATGAGTGTGGTGTCTTCAAAGAACTGGCCTAGCGAGAAACGATAGTAATCCGGTAAATGTTCTTTACAGGCTCTTGCAGCGTCTGTGCAGCGAGAGTGTGAGAAGAAACTCGTACCTGTCATGACAAAGGCATAGTCTTCAGTCGGTGGAAACTCTTGATACATCAAGGCTTCATCTTTTAAGCCTTCAAACATCTTCCAGCGCCACCAAGCCATTTGTCTTGAATT